CCATTCAGTTGCTCTTTAATCCATGTTTCTACATCTACCTCTGGTTTCCAAGCAAATGTTTTTTGTATCTTATCAATGTTAGCCAAACTGTTTCTTGCCTCTCCGATTCTTGGTGGTATATTAATTGTATCATCAGATATGAAAGATGCAATCTCATTTACAGAATAATTTTTACCAGAACCTACATTATATACTTGACCATAGGCATCTTCATCTGGATTTGATATTGCTGCCATAATATTTGCGTTAGCAACATCTTTCACATAGATATAATCTCTTCTCTGTTCCCCGTCACCAACGATAGTAAGTGATTCACCTGCTTCCTTCTGTCTTAAAAATATACCTGTCACAGGAGCATACTGACCCTTTCTAGGTGCTCTCTCACCAAATACATTGAAATATCGAAATATAATTGTATTAAGTCCATAAAGGTCTGTATACATCTTGCATAATTTCTCTCCTGCAATCTTCGATACTGAATATGGATTTAAACAATCATCTGGTTGTGTTTCAATGTTAGGTGCTTCATTCAATCCGTAACCTGATGATGTTGATGAATATAATACTTTCTTCGCTTTAACTTCTCTTGCACATTGTAATACATTACAAGTTCCTAACGTATTAATATTAAGTGCGTTTACTGGATTCTCAATCGCAGGTCCGATTCTTGCTTCTGCAGCACAGTGAAATATATAATCTGCTCCTGTAAATGCTTTCTTAAGTCCTTTGTAATCTGTGATGTCTATATTTACATTTAAAGTATCTTTTCTCCAGTGAAAATTATCGTTGTCGGAATATTCATTATCAATCACAACAACCATATGATCTAATCTTTTCAGTTTTTCAACGATGTGTGACCCGATAAAGCCAGCACCACCAGTAACAATTGAGATAGTCATTAATATAAAACAGTTGGTTTCCAGAAATTACGATCAGGTTGTATCGCTTCAAATGTAGGATAAGATGTTAAAGGTTGGTCTGTTCCATTAGAACTGGTTTGATAAAATAATGGTTCATCAAACGCATAGACATTATAGTATCTTTGTATCTCTGCAAAACCAATATCTTGATGTTGTGCAGTATCAAAAGATTGATGTGCAATCTTACTACAAAGTGAAATATATTCCTCATCTAAGTATAGCACAGAATGAGCACTAAGCATATTATATATTCTCAAAAGACCACCGTTCAAATCTTCATATTGAACACAAGGCCCTGAGTGTGAGTTCATACGACCCCAAGATGATATACCAAGATAAACAGCATCAGAGTCATCAGGTACGTCTATAATCGTTCTAAAGTTTTTTACCTTACAATCATCTTCAAAGATAATAAAAGGTGGTGCAACTTCATTAAGTGCTTTATAATGTGAATATGAGCAACCTGCTAATGGTCTGTCTGGTGTATACTCTCCATCTACTCGTATGATATTTTCAAAACCGCATTCATCTAATACATCAACAATGCTGTTCTTTCGTTCAACATCTTGTTCAAGATTAATATAAACAGCAGGTATTTCTCTAAGATCTAAGTTCATTATGGTCTTTCTTCAATGCAATAATTTTAGCATCATAAGGATACTCGGAGTTATACATTTGCTCCTCTGCAAAACAATATGATGGTGTCAATGATAATGTTGGTGGATTATCTATAAGATAACGATTCATCTGTGATTCATCGTGCCATAGTGCAATAACATCATTCTCTAAATCTTTAGTCACTCTGTCAGCAAGAACTTCTGCCATTTCCATAAACTTTTTAGTTGAACCACCATTAAATCCACCTGCGTAATATAATTCACCTTCTTTACCTGGTGGAACGTATGCAAGTGACTTTGGATTACGATCATATGTTCTCTGCTCTTTCGGATAGAATGATTGATAAGGATGCATTGTTGCAACTAAGTCACTTAATATCTCATCACCCACTTCAGATACGATACCCATATCTACATCAAAGTAATAGCAGTAATCAAACTGAGAAATATAATCCTTTTCTTTTACAAAGTAATTGTATCTTTTGAGTGTTGGCATTGGCCAAGGTTCGTGGGCAATCTGAGATACCTTGATATTATCTGATGTTTCTACATCGTGTTCTGTAAATAATAATCCTTGTATCTCGTGACCATTCAAAAACTTCTCTTCAATGTTGTCATACAATCTTTCAACGAATTGTATGTACTTATTAGTTGCAATCGTAAGAATTAAGATTTTCATTTTTTCTTTATGTAAAGTGCATCACCCCAGATATCTCCTGCCCAATCGGTTTCAACTCTGGTCATATTATAGTCAGATAAAAATTCATCTATCTCTTCAACGTACGCATTGTTTTCATACACTTCATCTCTATTGACTTCACAATAAACATAATCAACTTGTTTTAGTGTTTCTAGTCCACCTTTAAGAACTTCCAATTCGTAACCTTGAACATCCATATTGATAAAATTATAATCGTGACAATCATATTCGTCAAGTAGGTGAACTTCAACTGTTTCTTTTGATGGGAACTTAACGTGCGGATGATGAGTAAGATGAACCTTTGGTTTTAATATTGAACTACTTTGTTTTTCATTGTCACTAATGTACATTGTATATTCACCCTCTTTTGAACCAAGTGCTACTTGGTGTCCTTCTATATTCGCATTTAAGTCTTGTGCCTTTTCACAAAGTATATCAAAGTTATCATTTAAAGGTTCAAATACAACTATATTTTGTATTCCTTCATTAATATAATCAACTATCTCCTCACCGTAATGAGCACCAATATGAATAATACCCTTAATATTCATATTATATTTCATTTTTAAATTGCTAAAACTAATCAGCATTGAAAATCTCCATCAATTGTTCCACAGTTTTGCTGAAAGATAAATTATCTTTAATAAATGACTTTGGATCATACTCATTTATTGTAGCATAAAATTTAGAAAATGTCTCTTCTAGTTCATCTTTATTAAAAAATACTTCTCCACATCTTTCATCCCAGTATGGAATTGAGGTTGCGGGAACTCTGTAATCTTCTCCTTGATCTAACCACTCCTTTATATCCCAAGCAATAATTGGAACTCCCATCGACATTATTTCTTGAACTGCGATACCCTGACTCTCTGTGCCATTGACAAGGAAACAAAACTTTGCACTGTTGACTAATTGTTTGAATCCATCTTCACTATATCCACCATACTCAACCATACGATATGATAACCCTTTACTCACTAGAAACTTTTTGACTACTTCCAATTCACTCTGGTCTCTCCTCTTAAAATATATGAGACAATCATAATTTACCTCTCTTACATTATCAAATTCCTCTACACCGACTGGCCAGTTTCTTATTTTATTTTCTGGAAAACCAAACTTGTTAACGTATAAATCTTTTACCCATTGTGATGGTGTAATCAAAGATTTATAGTAAGACGGATTCTCTTTTAAATCATTTACGTGTTCATCAAACATCCATATCTGTGGACCAATGATACAATTTTCTAATTCTAATTCAGAATGTTTTACATGACCTGTCCAATCATATTGAAGTAAAAAATTGTTCTTATATTTTTCTTCATTGATTGCATAATCAATCTTTTCTTGTTCTAAACTCATCAATAAATTCTTCACAACTTTATGAGGACCGTTCATTGTTTGTGAGTGACCCCAGTATGCTTCTGAATAATAAAGATTAATCATAACCAAATAGTTTGTTTTAACATTTCATCTGGTAATGTATCAGACCAGATGTAATCAGTATGTTTACTATCTATCTTTGGTTCAAACATCTTTTTAACAGGCACAATATGTAAGAGTGTGGGTGTATGTGTTGCTCTTGCATCAGGTACATCAGGAAAAATATAATTTGAATATCCTATCATCTTAAACTCAGGAAAACTTCGACCTATCTCCTGCATCATAACTCTCTCTGCCAACTCAGCCATTGTTTCTTTGAATCTAAGTCTACCACCAATGACCCAATATACATCTTTAACTGGCTCTTCTTTCCTTTTAATTAACAAATATTTTTTCTCAGCAAAAATTAAAAAATCACCACAGAAAACTGGCATCGTTTTCATTATTTTCTGATACTCTTCTTCTGGTATAAAAGTCATAACCAAGTCCAGTCACTAAACTCCATATCTTTCACAGATTTACCTGCACAACTATCAGCAAACCAATTACTAGGTGCAACTACTTTTTCACTATCACCTAGCCAAGCACCCCACCAAGAGAATGATGAATTTGCAATAATATGATAATCACATTTTGTCATTAAACATAAATCAATATCTGCATCATTACCCTCCGATATCATCACACTATCATCTGCAAAAAGTCCCTGCTCTTGACACCACTTAGGGTCATCAGAGAATACAAGTATCTGCACATTTTTATCAAATAATTTTAATGCCTCTTCATAATAACTTATAGGTTGTAATGGATGATTATTATTTACAGTATAATCTGTTCTTCTGATATGTAATGATACAACTTTCTTTCCACTAATTGATTCATACATCTCATTACATAATGATTCTACTTCATCAGAAAATTTAAAATCATTTTTAATTTCATCTTTAATATGTTCAAAGAATTTAGGTGATTGATAGTAACCATATAAGTCAACATTATCAGGACAAGACCTAAAAAGTTCTTCATCAAACTCATGCATTCTTTCTTGTAAAATAGGATTTCTTGATATCTGAATGTTATTCTTACTTATATTTTCAAATACATTGTAAATATTCAAAGGTGATGTTTTTACCAATGGATCATTTTGTCCAAAGACTTGCTCTGGTGGAATAGTAAATTCATATCCACGATTTCTTGCAATACCTTTTAATGATGCATATTGAAACATCTGATTTGCAAGTCTGCCAAGATTGCCAATATTATTAAAACTAATCAAAACGTAGTTCCCTATCCTTTCTATATTTTACAGAGTTGTAAATCTCTGCTTTTAAATGTGTGCTTGAGTAATTATGATTCCGATTTAACCATACAATATCAATTGGAATATCTTTTCCTGTGTAATTACCTTTTAGATAATCCGTTCCTAAAAATCTGATATCATAATCACCACTCTTAAGATAATTTAAAAATCCATTTTCAACTTCATAATATACAACATCATCAACATCTTCAAATGCCATCAATATTTCTTTTCTCTCTTCCTTTGTATGAATTGGTTTGAGTTTGATATCTCTTTCGATTGATGGATCAAGATGTAGTGCAACTGTTAAATGATTACAATGCTTCTTTGCATCTTTAAACATACGAACATAGCCAGGATGTATAACATCAAATGCACCTGCAATGATACCTTTCTTTACTGGTATTGTTTTTTTCCATTCTTCAACATTAATACCTTTATCATCTACAAATAAATCTGCTGTAGGTTTATGAAACATAGGTTCAAGTTCGTGATATTTAACACCCCACATATCTAATTGTTTTATTGTCCAATCTGTCCAATTTTTACCAGAACCTCTACCTCTCGCAGTCATTATAATAATTTTATTTCCTTCATCGAATAAACGATTGACTTGTTCAACCATAAATGGGATTGGATTAGATTCGTGATATAATGGTTTGCTATCTTTTGATGGTGTATCACAAATAGTACCATCTAAATCAAAACAATAATTCATACAACTCCGTGAAGAAAAATTTGGTGTACGCATTCAACAACACCATAACTGTCGCTATCTATATGATAGTTCCAAAGTGCGTTTTTTGCAACTGTTCTTATCTTGTTGTCACTCTTAAATCCTGTTAATACTCCATAGTCTGTTTTAGTTTCTTCACACCAATTTAAACAGTTTAACATATTTGGAGACTCACCGCCAGAACTCATAATAATTACAAAACTTTCTTTCTCAACATAATATTCTAAAAACTTTTCATATGCTTTGTCATATCCAAAATCATTTGACAACATTGTAATCATTGATGGATCAGATAATATTGATACTCTCTTACCGTGAAACTTCATATAGTCCTGAGAGATATGTGATGCAACAGAATTGCTACCACCATTTCCTAATATAATTATTCTACTATGTGTATGAAATGCTTTCTGAAACTTGAAGAACTCAACCTCCATATGTGCTGATTCAAGAGTTGAGATATATTCATCAAAAGGATTCATAATTCTTTTCCTGATACACCATTCGTTTCTACATTTATTTTAACACAATTAAATGGAATATTCAACTGCCCTTTTCTTGAGAATGTAAGAAAGAATCCACCATTACCTGCACCACATAACTTATGTGCAAAAACACTCTTATTATCAAAGAGTTCTGCATCCATTTCTCTTATCCATTTATTCTTTAATATTGTTGATGATGTATTCTTTTTCTGTGTCCAACTATCATTCATTAGATTTAAAAATTCATCATAATTTTTATTCATAAATGCATCGTGTGCTCTCTCAACTGTTTCTAATAATGGTTTTGATTTTTCAATATTTGCTGTAACATCTTTTAAAACATTTTTAGAATTTCTTGTCACACCTGTAAATACTAAATGAGCATCATATTGATTGAATAATTCTGTATTCATAAAATTATATTTGACAATACCACCTCTTTTAAATTCGATTCTTTTAAATCCACCGACACCACAACCATAAGGGTCTTGATAACCACAGTAAGGATTCATAATTAATTCTAATTGATATGCCATTTCACACAACTCAATATCTGTCATCGGTGTTTTGTAATACATCGAAAGACATTTAAGTAAACTAATAATATATGATGATGAAGATGCAAGCCCACTACCCTGTGAATAAGCATCACTAGTCATTGAAACATTAACGGGTGGTGTTCTAAAATAATCAAGAACTATTCTTATCAATTCATTTTTAATTTTACGAACATCACTTACTTCTTCTCTTTTTGAATAGTTAATAATATATTTTCCACCCTCATTATTATAACCCAGTTTATCTTTATGTAATGTGATATATGTTTTCAAACTACAGGCAAAACTAATTACAGAACCAAATCCATATCTCTCTACAAATACAGGATTATCTGTAGAACCTCCAAACAAAGATACTCGTAAAGGACAAGATGAAATAAACATTATGAAATAACTTCTTTATACAATTCTATAAACTTTTTTATTATTGATGGAACATCATATATTTCTCTATATCTTTTCTCAGCATTCACTTTACAATCAACATAATAATTTTTATTATTCATCATATTCTTCATAGCTTGTGCATATTCCTCATATCCATCAACCACGATACCTGCATCACCTATTTGTTCTAGTTGACCCATACTTACCGCTGTATGACTAATCATAGGTAAAGAGTGTGACAACCCTTCAATGATTGCACTTGAGCATTGCTCCCCATCTGAACGTCCGTGAGCATAAACATTCAGTGTATTTAAAAACTTATGTATCAAACTTATATCACTTGTTGTATCTAAAAATTTTACATTCTTAAGTTGATAATCTTTTGCCTGTTTACGATGATTTGCACTGCCACCTAGAATAAGAAAAGCTGTATCTTCATCTTGTATATCATCGTATGCTTCAAGAGGAACTGGAGAAAAAATATGTATATCATCTCTCTGGTGCATTCCAAAAACAAACTTATCTTCCCAACCAAACTCCTCTATGTAAGACTCTGTGCCATAATCAGGAACCTCAACTGGAACAGGAATAATTACAGATTTATTTGGATCACCACCTGCAGCGATCCACTTTGATTTTTGTTCTTCAGATATTAAAACTGTCTTGTAAATATTTGATTTATTTTCACCCATACCTGCAAGATGAATACTATCAATAATTGGTGTTTTGTTAATATGGATGAATGGGTATTCTGGATGACCTGCACGACCTAATTGAATAAGATCATAATTATCTTCATTAAAATATTCCCAGAAGTCCGTATTTACCCAATCGTGTGTTTGAGTTCTTAAGTCTTTAAATTCAACGTTAAACTTGATAAGGTTTACACCATGTGATTTACAATATTCTACTCTTGATAAATCAGTATCTGGATGAACAAAATCTGAACCAATATAAGGAGCTGAATCACAATAAAAAAAATCAACTTCAAAATCATCTTTTGGTAAATGTGCAGCGATAGTTTGTAGATATTTTTCTGTACCACCATTTGCCATACCACCAAACTTTATAAATGCAATTTTAATCATCTAGGTCTCCTCGCTGTTTCTTTAATAAAATAATTTCTTAATTGTGGTATGTGCCAAATATTTAATTTTTCAAAATATTCTACACCATAGTCTTCAAAATATTTGAATATACCAGGTAATAAATCTTTTCTCACATAAGAACTTTCATTCCAATCTGGATCAAAATTTTCTACAGTTGGTAAAGTAATTCCATTATACCAAGACTCTGGCATATTTGCAAGACCTACATTATCATCAAGTAATGTAATTGAATACTTACTATTAATAGATGACTCTGTATTTGGTGATTGAATTAATTCTGAACATCTAAACCAAGATTGTTTTAATTGAAAATTATTATAAGCAGAGAACTGAAAATGCATCACTGCTCCATCAGTATTTGAAAATCGAATCCATCTTGAGTCTCCAACTTCATTTAGTGCTACTGGTGTTCTTCCCAGATGCATATGTTGATTTGAATTATAACTCAAGGTTGGTTCATCACATACAATAAATTCTTTCCAATTATTACTCCATACAGTTGCATCATGCCTATATTTTGTATAACTTTTCCAAAGTGCTAACCACTCAAATGCCATTTTGTCACCTGGTTTTAAATTAGGTAACATATACTTTATAGTTGTGATTGCAGGATTAGTAAAAGTTTCATCTGCGTCAAGACATATAAAATGTGTTCCTCCTGCCTCTCTACCTAATCTCAAAAGTTCTGCTCTAATTGAACCCTCTGACCAACCAGAATTAAAGTTTTTTAATTTTTCTGATGAGTAAACTTTTGCACCTGCACTTTCTAATATTTTTACAGAGTTATCAGTAGAACCATCATCTATCGCTATAATTTCATCTGATAATCTTTTTATAGAATATAGGTAAGATGGTAAAACCCACTCTTCATTCTTGAATGGTAAAAGTGATATTACTTTCATTTAAAAGTTTTCGCTGGTATTTTTTTGTCGTCAATTACAATATTTTCTACATCATATTCTCTTGTCTGAGGAACAAGATGTGGTTCTAATACTCTAACACCATATCTAAGTTCTATAACAGTTCTTTCTATTGGTTGCTTTCTATTACCTGTACTCAATCCTTGACCATCATTTAAATAGTATCCAAGATTAGCTGGAATATGCAAACCTTTACCATTAAATGCAAGTCTTAATGCTAAATCATAATCAGCACCTGATATTAATTGTTCGTCAAACACTCCTGATTTTTTCAAGGCAGACTTTCTAAACATAAAGAAAGGTCCAAGAATCATACCAACTTTTAGATATTCTTCTTTACCTGTTTCGTCAACGTATTGTCCATTAGTAGAACCAAAAGTTGGAACAATATGATAATTACCATAGACAAAATTTACATCTGGATTATCATCTAATGTCTTTGCCATCACTTCAATTGAAACTGGTGTTCTCAAATCATCAACGTTCCAGATACAAAGATAATCACCAGTTGCATTTTCAATACAACGATTCATTGATATACCTATAGGATCAACACCTTCTACTTGAATATGAAAAATGTTATCATACTTATCGTTATGTTCCTCAACTAATTTTACTTCTGCCTCTGTAGGATCATTATGGTCAAGAATAATCTCTAAATCTTTGTGTGTTTGTGTAGATACATTTTCAAGAAAACCTTTAATATATCTACCCATATTATAGCAGGGTGTAATCGTACTTACTTTAGTCATAATTTTTTTTCATTGATGTAAAAACTTTTGCGATACCATCATTCAATGACGTAGTAGGTTTCCACCAATTAGTAAGATATTTACTTGCAACATTTTTAGAATTTTGTTGCACTGTATCAGTATCTATAGAGGGTTTTATATCTACTTTTTTACCTATCATATCAAAATTTTGTTGAATAATATGTGCAATATCAATAATTTTTATTGAATTAAAACTTGTAACGTGCAACTCATCATCAGATTTAAAATCACTATAATTATTCATCACAGTTTCAAGTGCTTCGCAGCAATCTTGTGCATATAAAAACTCTCTTTCTTCTTGACCATCTGTTATCATATCAATCACACCAGTTTCAAATCCTTTTCTAATAAAATCTGTAATTACATGTGACTTCTCATAATCTTTTTCAATACCATATACATTCCAAAATTTTGTGGTCAATCCACCAAGAGATTTTGCATACAGTTCACCAAGATTTTTGAGTAATCCATAAGATGAGAAAGAAAGATTAGACATTTGTGAAGATGCAAATATAAACTTTTTTTTATACGTTTTTAATATGTCAAAAGTATTTGCCATCATACGAGTGTTGTTGTTTATGAAATCATATGTATACTGATACTTTTTAAGATACCTTGAACCACCGACATCAAATGCAAGGAAGAAAACAAAGTCTGAATCCATAATTACATTTCTTAGAAAGGTATTTGGAATATGTGTCATATCTTCATGATTACCATTATCAATATCAAACTCTCTTACAAGATGTCCTTTCTTTGTAAGATGCTCTGTAAGATATGCTCCTATTTGTCCACTTGAACCTAATACAGCGACTCTCATTGATCCATCCAATCTAAAAATCTTCTGAAAGGACTAACTTTATGGACAACTTCTTCATATCCAATACTCTTTTTATACCATTCATATGTGCTTTCAAGTCCTTCTCTTAATCCAATCTCTGGTTCCCAACCTAATGATTTTACTTTATCAACATCTAAAACTTTACGAAGTGTTCCATTTGGTTTTGATGTATCCCACTCATATTGATTCTCGTATCCTGTAACTTCAACTATCATTTCTGCTAATTCTTTGATTGTAATATCTTCTCCTGTGCCAACATTAATTATTTCTTCATCATCATATCTATCCATAATAATATTAAGTGCTTCTGCTAAATCATCAACGTGCAGAAACTCCCTTTTAGGTGAACCATCACCCCATAATTTAACTACCCAATGTTCACTCTTCTCTTTTGAACCATGAAACTTTGCAATCAATGATGGTAAAACGTGTCCATAATTATGGTCAAAATTATCATTTGGTCCGTATAGATTTGTTGGCATCACAGCAACAGCATTAAACCCAAACTGTTTACGATATGCTTGACACATTTTAATACCTGCAATCTTTGCAATCGCATATGAATCATTACTTGGTTCAAGAGCACCAGTTAATAATTGATCTTCTGAAATTGGTATCTTTGCAAACTTAGGATAGATGCAAGATGAACCTAAGAATAAAAGTTTTTTAACACCAAAGATGTATGCTGAATGAATTATATTTGATTGTATCATCAGATTCTGATAGATGAAATCAGCGGGATAATCTGAATTACCACCAATTCCACCTACTTTAGCTGCTGCAAGAAAAACAAACTCAGGTCTTTCCTCCATAAAAAACTTTTTAACAGCATCACTGTCTGTTAAATCAAGTTCATCACGAGTTCTTGTAATTATATTTGTATATCCATTCGATTCAAGATTACGAACGATTGCAGAACCAACCAATCCATTATGTCCTGCTACAAAAATTTTTGAATCACTGTCCATAGATACACATGTCCTCAACTAATTCTTTAAACGATCTTGTAGGTGTCCACCCTAATTTTTCTTTTGCTTTTGTTGCATCACCAAGTAAACTCTCAACCTCTGCAGGTCTGAAATACTTTTCATTGACAGCAACAATAGTTCTCTTTGTAGTCTTGTCTATTCCTATCTCATCTATGCCTTCACCCATCCACTCAATATTAAATCCAAATATAGGTGCTGCTGCCTCTACAAATTCACGAACAGAGTGTTGTTCACCAGTAGCAATGACATAATCATCTGGTTCATCTTGTTGTAGCATCATCCACATCGCTTCAACATAGTCTTTTGCGTGACCCCAATCTCTCTTTGCATCAAGATTACCAAGATACAAAACATTTTGTAGACCAACAGATATTCTTGAAAGACCTTGTGTAATCTTACGAGTTACAAAAGTCTCTCCTCTTCTTGGAGATTCGTGATTGAATAGAATACCAGAACTACAGTGCATATTATATGCTTCACGATAGTTCTTTATTATCCAGAACCCATAAAGTTTCGCAACTCCGTATGGAGAACGTGGATGAAATGGTGTTGTTTCTGTCTGCGGAAATTCTTGTGCCTGTCCATAAAGTTCTGATGTAGATGCTTGATAGATTCTTACATCATCCTGCATACCAAGTATTCTTACTGCTTCAAGAATACGAAGTGTTCCCATCGCATCAACCATACCTGTATACTCTGGCAGTTCAAAAGAGACTTTGACGTGACTTTGTGCTGCAAGATTATAAATTTCGTGTGGTTGAACTTTCTGTATAATATGAATAATACTACCAGAATCGGTCATATCACCATAATGAAGTTTAATCTTACTATAGATTGGGTCAATACGATGTGTATTAATCAGAGAACTTCTCCTCACAATACCGTGCACGTCATACCCCTTAGACAATAAAAACTCGGCAAGATAAGAACCATCCTGCCCAGTTATGCCTGTTATTAATGCTGTTCTAGCGTATTTCATAATGTCATAATAAAGAGAATACTATGTATTGTCAAGTCCTTCCGTAATTGTCATTAAACCTTACGATATCATCCTCTTCTAGATATGATCCGCTTTGAACTTCAATAATTTTAAGTGGTATCTTACCAGGATTTGACAAACGATGCTTGCAACCAAGTGGTATGTATGTGCTTTGATTCTCTGTCAACAATTGTTTATCATCATTTAATTGAACCAAGGCAGTGCCACTCACGACAATCCAATGCTCCGTGCGATGATGATGCTGTTGAAGAGATAAACTTGAATCAGGTTTAACTTCAATGTTCTTGACTTTATACCTGTCACCTTGATCAATTACTTCATACCAACCCCAAGGTCTTTCCTCTTTCATTTCTTAAAATACTTGTGTATAATATCAATCTGATCTTGATACTTCGCAATCATATCAAGTTCTCCTTCAATTGCCTCAACAATATTAGAGTGCTCACCTATCCCCGCAGGGTTTGTAAGGTAAACTTCTACGTTGGCAACGTGTTTTTGGATATCACCTTGAGCGTGTGCTAAAAGTGCCTTAATCAGTTGTTCTCTCATTTTTTGCGTATGCAGTAACTTCTGGTGATGGGTCTAACCATTTTGTGTATTCAAAGTCCTCCATTGCAGTTTCTAATTGCATGAAGTTATCACAGAGGTACATATCTCTATACCTCATACTGTATGTATTATACTTTTGAATACGGTAATCTGGTTCACCATTCAATTCGATAATCCCATTTTCAACGTATCTGTATGGGTATTTTTCGTGTAAAACTTCCATAGTGTTTCATAATATATGTCTATATTATACACCGTTATAATGCCTGAGTCAAGCAAATAGTTACCTATATGTTGGAATATCTCCATCGTCATCATCTTCTTCTTCCTCTGGTGTATATACTAATAACTCTTCTCCAGTTTTAACACCCTCCATCTCTGGATGTGGTGCTGGTGGTCTATAAGGTCTCATCGCATCACCATATGATTTCACTGGTCTCTTATTAAAATCTGATAAGGTTGACCTCATCATCATAGCCATGTATACACAAGTCATACCAAACACGGCTGCAAAACACATGAGATATATAAAAACCGAAATGTCGTTCATCTAAAACCTGATTGTAATATTTTCTGTATTGGAACTTGTTTCACTCTATCTATAATATCAGTTTCTATCTTATCAAGAATATTAATATCAATTTCCATAAATGGTGGTATGATGCCTAACATCCTGAGTAAACCATCCACAAATAGTGCTAGAGTTGTAAATCCAAGTATCATACTAATCACTGTGGCATCACGATTATGCTTTGCCATTGATTCTTCATCAATTTTCTTTGCTTCTTCAACTGCTTTCTCTACAGCAGCAGAAATTAGCACATCTACCTCCTCTTTAGTGTAGGTGTACTTCCGTATCTTCTCCTCTGTGACAGTTCTCTCCTTGGGAACATCAGACAGAGGAAACTCTGTGATTAGTGCTTTGAACATATCGGATTGCTTTTTAATATGTATTATATCACATCATCTCGTAACCACCACTATATGGTCTTTTCCCCATTTTTTTGTCTTGTTTCTCCTGTAAGTCAGCAATCTTTTTTAGGGTTTCCTGACTTTTCTTAATTTCGTCTATCTTTTTTTGAACTTGGTCAAGTTCTTTTTTGATATCCATTCGTCTCTAAAAATCTTCCCTTATGACCTCCTCACATATAGAAAAGAGTGGTGAGTTCTGGTCTAAGTACAATTATTTAGCGAACTTCAAAGTCTAACTTGCGTATTTTGCGTTTGCTACGCTCCTCTTGCCACTCAATTTGCTCTGAAGATAATCCACTTTTCTCATTCACAGAATAGGTATTTAACATAATAACTTGCCCTAAATCAACAGCAGATATCACATCTCCTTTGATGGTTGTCATATTTTCACAACCACAACAAACTGATTTTCCTGCAGCAGCCTTTACCTCTTTCCCGCAAGATCTGCACCTTACTCTTATTGGTTCCATTTTTAACATTCTAACTTTTTCTTCATTCACTTACATAATGTAGTCGTTATATTATATATGACACCCAACCAGTTAGAATATATTTTCTTTCACTAGGGGCGACTATACCACGATGCATATGTGTATATTGTGCTGGCCATATATACATATCTCCTGCAATCGGTGAAAGTACTTTATTTTGATATATAAATTCTGTTCCTCCACCATCTTTGATGGTATTAAGATAAATCATCCAAGCAAATATTCTTTTACTAAATGCTATACCACCATTTTCACAATGAATTAAATTGTACGATTTACCAGGTTCATATCTCATTAAGAAAGCATTTGAATCAATCAACCATTTGCTTATGTTAGTATTAAGTAGAGGATATTTTTGAACGTATTTTGAGATTGTAGAAAAAATTCCTTCCCTCAATTTATCGTTAAAATTAAAAACATCTATTTTTATCTCAAGGTCATCTAAGTTGTGAGTCTTATTACCCTTTTCATCTGCACCAATACCTCCAATAAAAGCAATATCCTCATTCGTATTGAAATAATTAACCAAAAATTCACAGGTTTCATTTGAAAGGCAACCTGCGTTCCTCATCATAAAATCATCCATAAATTAATTATATCATTTTAATTTAAATTGTTTACAGACAAAATAGTTACCGACTGCTTTACAGGAGAATGCTTTATCTTTACTCATCTTTCCCAATAAAAATGTGATTGAGATAAGTTGGATTACTATAACGAGTGGCAATCCAACTTTTAATAGTGTCTTTGCTTTACTAGTCATTACGAAATGTTACGATATCATAACTATATATCACCAATCATCTTCCATTTCTATTTCTTGTACAGGACAAGGTGGTGCTGTTCTGTGATAGTTGATATGCATTAACTCTATAAACACAAGAGAACAAATCAATATCATATTAATCTGAAACAACGGATGTTTGAGTAAATTCATTATATAAAAAAGACCCCTACTATGTAGAGGTCTTTGTAAAGTTGTTACTAAAGCCTAGAATGTAAACTTAACACCTGCTTTTGCACCCCAATCAACAAGGTCTTCGTTGGTTACTGCTGATAGTTCACCATAGAACTTATCATATGAACCACCGACATAACCGATGAATTCTACATCACCGAACTCGTCAGTTGTTTCTGTATGAGTAACTGTTGGACCACCAGAAACGTAGTATCCGATTCCTGACTCTGTTTCTCCCTCGTATCCGACTACTGCTTCGATTCCACCAGATGAATATGCACCATCAGGATAAGAACCAGTTGCTTCCAAATTAACGTATGGACCAGCAAAAGCCGCACCAGCGAATAGGAAAGGGGATGCTGCTACAGCAGTTATTGTTGATTTAATCATTTTTGTTTTATAGTATCTCGCAGACAATAAAAAACCTGCGGATGGAAATTCTTTCGACTAGAATTTTACATTCTACGCAGGGGCACGATCTTTCGATCCCGTTGTTCTATGTAATGGTATTTATTGTAACACAACGTTGAGAGTATGTCAAGTGTGTTGATTTCTTTACCTTTTGACTTTTGCCCAATCCATATCGAAGAGGTACAAACCCTTGTCTGTAAGTACGTGATTATACATTTTCTCAAAGACAGCAGGAGGCATAGTTACAACGTGAGCACCAGAGGCAAATGAATCTGATACTGTTTTTACATCACGAACTGATGCTGCAAGTATCTCTGTCTTTCTTATATTTTGAATTGTATATACATCACTAATCTCATCAATCAATTTTATTCCATCAAATGAATTATCATCAACTCTTCCAACAAAAGGAGAAACATACTTTGCACCTGCCTTTGCAGCTAGTATCGCTTGTGCTGCTGAGAATATTAAAGTCACATTTACATTCACCAAGTCTCTTGATAACTTCTTACATACTTTTAGTCCATCAGGAGTACAAGGAACTTTGATTGTTGCATTCTTTCCAAACTTACGAGAAAGTCGTAAACCCTCCATATACATTGCATCAAAATCACCAACGACTTCCATACTGATATCATCAATACCCATATCAATCAATTGTTGGTAAACTTCTTCTGGGTCTCTACCACTCTTCATAATCAGAGTTGGATTTGTTGTGATACCATCAATCAAGTCTGTTTGAAAGTGTTTTTCTATTAAATCTGTATCTGCGGTATCCAAAAATAACTTCATAGTGTCATATAACTGTACCTATAGTATAACACATTTTTTCAGTTTGCAAACCATAAGTTTAAGTTTGCTAAATAAAGCTACATCAAATAGGTACATTTACAGATGAAGAAACTATTACCTATATTATTGTTTGCGGGTTTTAGTTCACCTGCATTTGCGGATATTACCCATAAGTTAAGTTCAAGTGTTCAATTACAAGTGAACGCAGCAGCAACACAGGTTGAGAGAATCGGAAGCTCTTGGAGCGTTTCTGGAAACGGTGTTGATACAACAGATGGTACAACTGTTAATACAGTATCTGCTGGTACTATCACATCGGGTGTTATGTCACCAGGAACTATAGCAGCAACCCAAGACGTACCAGGTGCAAGTTTCAGCTACTCTGCTACATATGTTCAAGGTGATGCAGTATCACAATCTGCACCATCAGTCGGTGCTGTAAGTAACTTCTCAGACCAAGTATCAACAGCAGCAGGAACCGCTGGTGACTTAGCTGGTACAATCACAACAGCGGGTGTGATGACGATAACAGCAGGTGGAGCAGGTACTGTGGCTACTGGCCAATTTGTAAACGAGCTTACCGTTCAATGATAAATGACTTCCTTGATAACTTGGCAGCACATCAACATCATAAAACGCACATCCATGAGCATGAAACTTGCGATGGTTGTGGTTGTATCTGCCCTTGCGAATGTCCAGACTGCGATGTCTGTTCCTGTGGTGCCTAATTTTACTCAGGGCTCGATGACCTCAAATACGGAGACAACGAGCACTGTGGCTGAGACAATAAATAGTATGAATTATGATACTGGCTATCAGTACGTCATAACAGGTACAAACATACAACATGATGGCAACACTATTTCTTCTCCATCAACGACTGGAAATAGCAATACACTGAATGGAGTGACTTCAACATGGACTGGATTGGATTTAAACAACAAACCAAACTTCACATTAACAACACCCGGAGAAGCCTTTCAATTCACAGAAAGTTATTCTGGGCCAGGCCTCTCAAATCACACAATCATACAGAGGACAACTACTATCCAAAGCGTAACAAACACAACAAGCACGTTCTCAAACTGATATCGTTGTGTCTCACATTTGGAACAGCAACACCTTCGTTTGCGAGTGACATTGGTGGTGTCTCTGCGACTGCAAACCCTGTAGCCAACTCTTCAGGCTCAGTTACAAACCAAGCTATTCAAGTATTACAAGGCCCATATATTACAAACACTTATGGTAACGGGATACAGTGTCAAGGCCCTACCATGAACGTTACTCCCTTCCTCACCGGAAATATCGCCATAAAGCGGCCGTATGAGGATTACTATATGGATCCTGTGTACAACAATGTAGACGCAGATAATGACGATGTGCCAGATAATCCCGGCCAGATTTTATATTATAAACCAGTTCGCACTGGACAAAAAGATAGTAGCACAGTATCACTCGGTATCTCTGCCACTTGGTCGAAACCATTAGACAAAACACTTCAGCAGCAATGTAAGGATGCAGCAGCAGCAAATATTGACTTAATGAATCAAACAGTTGCAAATAAAAGATTAGACTTTGAGATAGCTCGTTTGAAAAATTGCGGCTCTCTATTAAAGGATGGTATATCATTCCATCCAAAGTCTCCTTACTATAGTATATGTGCAGACGTTGTTGTGCAGAATGTTAATGTTATTGCTCCTCATGGGCATACTATTCCTAGCACAAATGCAAATAATTTAAAAGACATATCAATAGGAAACCCATAATGTATGGATATACCAAAGATACAAGTCAATAACGCAGGTGTTCGAGACATAGGAACAACGAGAATATTTGTTAATAATGTCCCAGATTGGTTAACTAGACAACCAGTTCACTCAATACCTTTCGTACCTCCTGCTACTGTCAACATAGGTCAACCTATCATTCAGATGCCTGGTTGTGTAGAGGCACATGAGCAGAGTGGCAAGAATAATGAGATAATAAAAGACGATGATGATAAAGTATTAGTATTTTGTGATGCAGAGTATCCATCTTATGATGCGATGGATTATCAACCTGATCAATTACAGATGGTCATAGAGGCACCACCACCTCCTGTTGTTGAACCACCACCTACACCAGAAGTAGGCACACCTGAAGTTCCACCGATACCAAAAACTGATAAAGAGATTGAGTGTCCTGCACCTAATCAACCTAGAGTTGGCGATCTAACTCAGAATGGAGAGGAGAGAGTTATAGGTCATGAAATTAGAGAGGGTCAATGTGTGGTATTGTACGAAGATACTACAGCAATCCAAAGATTTTTACCGACTACAAATCAAGCAAGTGTAACAGCAGCAATAGCAGTTGTTGCAACAGCATCTGCAGCTGCAACACCATTATTATTGAGAGTTATAAAACCAGTCATTAAAAAACTCACTACAACTATACAAAAGAAGTTCGGTAAAGAACCACCTAAGTTAAGTCGTAGTGAGTTACAGTGTAATAAGTATCGTGAGAAGAAAGGATTACCTCCCTTCAAACGTCCTAAGAAGAAAAAGAATTAACAATTTTTATTTAAGTCCTCCGCCATATTACCACCTATATCAGCTCCCTGATTACCGCCAAACATAGCGACCCAACCAGCAGCAACCCAACCAACAAAGGGGATACCACTAAGAGCAGGAGCAGCACTAGCACCAATCGATGTACCCACCAAACGTCCTGTGCCTTCTGCACTTCCGATTGCTTTGATACATTCTTCGCTTTTACGAAAGGCAGTTATCTCTTCACTCT